GGATCGCTTGCCTCGGCCCGGGGGGGTGGGTACCAAGGCAGTCGCAATGTTTCCAAAATCGACGGAACCCCGCTCGAGCCCGATACGCTCGTCGATGAGCTCGACAGGATGGGGCTCGAGGCGATTCACCTGCGCGTCGCCGAGGAGATCGGCTTCGTGGCGTTCATGACGATGTGGCGGATCTACGACCAGGCGCCGTCGTGTCGCATCGATGGCGGCGGCCTTCGGATCCACATGCGCTCCTACGAGACGTATTTGCGCTACCAGCGCAACCGGTTCGCCGAGGCGCTGCGTGCGGAGGGGCTGAGCATCTCGGAGATCCGGAAGCGCATCGAAGAGGACTTGTGTGAAAAGCTGAGCCCACGTCACATATCGCGCATCGTGAGCAAACGATAGAGTCGATCGACGTGGCCACGCCTACAACGACTGCCGTGATCTACGCTCGCGTGAGCAGCGTGAAGCAAGCCGACGAAGGCCTGCCGATCGAAAGCCAAATCGACCAGTGCCAGCGGAAGGCGGCCGCGCTCGAGGCGACCGTCGTGCGAATCTTCAAGGATGCCGGGATCTCCGGGCGCAGCGACATTCGGCCGGCGTTCCAGGAGGCGATCGAGTACTGCGCGGTGTTCGAGGTGAAGTACTTCATCACTTGGGACACCTCGAGGTTCGCGCGAAATAAACTCGACGCGGCCAGGTACAAGCAGCTGCTGCGCCGAGACGGCACGAGCATGGTTTACGCGTCGAACGATATCGATGGCGACACCGACGAGGGCTGGCTCCTCGAGAGCGTCTTCGAGATGATGGACGAGCAGTACAGCAGGAAGATCAGCAGGGATACGAAACGCTCGCTGATGAAGAACGCGCGGGACGGGTTCTTCAACGGGGGCGCCGTGCCGTTCGGGTACGGCGTGGTCGCGGAGGGTCGACGAAAGCGCATGGTCGAGGATCCGACGGAGTCGCACCTGGTGCGCGAGATCTTCAGGGAATACATCGGGGGCGTCGGCGTCGTGACGATCATGCGCGCGCTCAATCACCGCGGGGTGAAGCGACGCGGTAAGCGGTGGACCAAGAACACCGTGAACAACCTGCTGAAGAACTGGGTGTACCTGGGCTACATCACATTCAACAAACGCAACCGCGCAGAGAGGAGCGTGCGGCCGGTCACAGACTGGATCCGCACGAAGAGCCACGCTGCGCTCGTCAACGAGGAGGACTTCATGACTGTGCAAAGAATGTTGGGCGCGCGCGCGCCAACCGAGGGAGGCGGCAACTCGATGAGCTCGTTTCTTTTCACCGGCCTGCTTCGGTGCGAGGCCTGCGACAAGGGCCTGCAGATCGTGACTGGCACGGGCCGCAGCAAGGTCTACAGCTACTACAACTGCGCCGGCGCCGTGAGCGGCAGCAGTTCGTGCAAAAGCCGGCGGATACCGGCGTCCGAGCTCGACGCGTTCCTGGTCGACTACATCCTGGACAGGATCCTGACGCCGGTGCGGCTGGCGGAGATCGCCACGCAAATCTACGAGATCAAAGGCGACTGGGTTAAGACGCGGGAGGCCGATCGCCGCGCCTTGGTCGGACAGCTGCGAAGCGCCGAAGGGCGGCGGGCCAAGCTGTACGCGGTCCTGGAGAAGCACGGGGTGGAAGCGCCTAACCTGAGCGACATGGGCCCACGGCTGCGCGAGCTGAACGGCGAGATCAAGGTCCTCGAGGCATCCCTGGACGCATTGGAGAGCCAGCCGGTGCCGATTTCGAAGATCGACGACGTCCAGCTCGCCCAAGTGGCCGCGTTCGTCCGGGAAATGGTGGAGGGGTGCCAGGAGCCGAAGAAAATCCGGGAGTTCCTCGGCTCATTCATCGAAAAAGTGACCATCACGGGCGACGAGGCCCTGATCCGGTACCACCCCAGCAAGCTCGTGAACTCGTCCGGCTGGGACGCGGTTCAGAGCGGCGGAAATTGGCTCCCCGACCTGGGCATGCTGCGAACCGTCCAACTGGCCGCCCGGCTGCCTGATCGGTTCGTGCGAAGAGCTGCCTAGACGGCCCCCGCCCTAGTTTAGTCAGGCGGGTGCCGCGTAACCTGCGCGGCATGGCGAGAGCTGACCTGACCAGGCCGCTAGGCAAGGTCACATTTCATTGCACCTGCACGGCGCTCCTGACCCTGGACGAAAAGCCCGGGCCCGGCTGGACCTTCGACGCGACGCCGCTTCGCGTCGACGACGACCCCGGGCAGCTCCACCACCCGTACCGGTATTTCGCGCGCTGCCAGGTGTGCGGATCCGAGGCCGAACAGGCCAGCTGGGAGCGGGCGCTGCTCAAGGCCTGGTCGAGCGCAACGGGCCCGACCTCGACCGAGGGCAAGGCGGCCGCGGCGAAGAACCTGGAGGGCCACCCGACGCCGGCGGAAGCGAAGCTCACGCGCTTCAACGCGCTGAAGCATGGCCTGAACGCACGCGTGGCCACGTATTTCCCCGCAAAGCCCGACGGCTATGCGTTCTGCAAGGGGTGCGAGGTCGAGCGGGACTGGTGCCGCCGGCAGCCGGCGTGCACGAAGAAGACCGAGCTCTTCATGCTCCACCAGGCCGCGTTCGAGCAGAACGATCCCAAGCGGCTCAACGGCGTGTATTCGGACCTGCACGCGAGCATTCTCGCCATGCTGCAGCAGATCCTGCAGCAGATCATCGGCGAGGGCGTGACGCTGGTCTCACCGAAGTTCGCCATCCAGGACGGCGCCGTGATCATCGCGCGCTACTTAGACGCGAAGGGGGACGAGCACGTCATCAACGAGGTCCAGGCGCATCCGCTCTTCAAGCCGCTGGGTGAGCTGATCTCGCGGTGCAACCTTTCGCTCTCCGACATGGGCATGACGGCACGCGAGGTCACGCGCGACGAAGACGAGGAGCTCGGCTTCATCAAGGCGCCGGCCGGCGGCGCCGGCGGCGGCTCGATCGAGGACTTCGCGAGGAAGCAGGCGGACAACATCGCGGCGCTGCGCGGGCACCTTGATCGCTCCAGGAGCCAGCGCGATCGGGATCCTGTGTTGATCGAGCATCGGCAGCAGAACGGCGGGGAGGACCAGGGGTGAGGCTCACCGAACTCGAGCCGCGCTGGATCCACGCGAACATGTTCACGTTCCGGTGCCCGCATTGCGGGGAGACATGGCTCACCTGTAAGGACGTCGCTATGTCGATGAAGCAGCAGCGCGAGATCATTGAGCAGGCCTTCGGCGATGACGATTACCTGGTGGCCGGTTCACGCAATGAGTACGCGTGGACTATTTCGAGCCGAGACTTCGCGACGATGACCGTGAGGGCGTCGATCGACGCGAGCAACTCTGGGCATTGGCACGGGTTCATCACTAACGGTTCGATCGAATGAGGATCTCCGCCGCCGAACGCGTGCGCGTGGCCAACCGGGCCGAGGATGCGCTCATGAAGTACGCGGCGCCGGATCCGGCGACGGGCCTTCGACCGCATGCGCTGTGGCACAAGCACGTGCACAACGTGGACCTCGACCCGATGCAGGTGCTGCGCATGATCGAGATGGACGAGCATTCGAACACGGTCGACTACTCCTGCCGGCGCACGCGCAAGACGTCGACCAAGGAGCTCTACAACCTCGAGCAGCTCGCCACCCGCGGCTTCCTCGAGCTCGGGATCGTGGCGCCGCGTGAGCGCCAGGCGCAGAACAATATGAAGTACATGGTCGACTCGATCCTGCGCTCGCCGATGCTCACGGGATACCTGCAGTACCGCGCCGGCCGGCGGCAATTGAGCGACACGAAGTTCGAGTTCATGAATTCCTCGAAGGCGCAGACCTACGGGATCATGGGCGAGATCGACGGGGATTCCCTGGCGATCGCGAGCCTCGAGGAAGTCGACGACATGCCGCAGGACCGTCTGCTCTCCAAGTTCCTGCCGATGCTGGGCGCGTCCGAACGTCTCGGGTCGGACGTGAAGATCGACCCGGTGATCAGGATCTCCGGCGTGTTCAAGGGCGCGGGTGTGCTCAAGAGCCTGCTGGCCACGGGCGAGTACCACACACTGCCGCCGGTCGATGTCTACATGGGCTGCGAGCTCGGCATCATCAGCCAGAGTTGGGTGGATACGATGCGCGCGCAGCAGACCGAGAGCGAGTGGCTGCGGCAGTTCCTTTGCATGGACATCGCGTCGCAGAACTTCATCTGGGAAAAGTGGATCAAGAAGGCGAAGGCCGTGGGCCTGTCGGCCAACCTGCAGCCGGCAGCGCCCTTACCGGGCATGCGGTACCGGCGCCGAGGGCTCATCTCGTTCGGCTACGACCACACCGGCCACGGCGAGCGGCCGGAGGCCTCGAAATCGTGCCTGGTCGTGTGCGAGCAGATCGGCAGCTTCGTCACCTTCCCGTTCATCCGTTACTGGCCGGCCGGGACCGACGAGAAGGTGATCGAGCGGGATCTGGTGGGCTACTGGGACTATTTCCGCCCGGACCACGGGATGGGCGACGCCTATGGCATCGGCATGCTCACCAGCGTGAACGACGTGCTCTTCAACCGCGGTCTCACCGAGATCGACCGGCAGACGATCGGCGAGGGGCAGAGCACGGCGTCGACCTGGTCGCAGTGGGCGTTCGCGCCGATCCGCTTCGAGGGCATGGTCAAGCACAGCATGGCCACCACGCTGCGGGCCGCGTTCTACAACGCCCAGGCGGCAATGCCTTTCTTCGACGACGTGGAGGTCGATCCCGAGCTCGAGGCCTTCGACACGTTCGTGCGGCAGCTGGGCAACATCAAGACCGAGCCGACGAAGTCCTCCTACTCGAGTTACGTGATGGCGGACAACAAGGTGGGCGACGACGGCTTCGACGCCGCATGCGCCGGCGTGTGGGCGCTGGTGACGCGCGGCGCCGGCGACGTGGCCACGGTGATCTCCAGCCGCACGCAGACGCGCGAGCAGCTGCTCGGCGAGGCGGTGCGCGTGCTGGCGCCGGCCGAATCGGTCGAGGTCGCCTGATGGCTGTCGTCAACTTCAAGGAACGAGACCCGGAGGTCGCTGCCGCTCGGCGGCGCCGGATGATGGCCACGCCAGGCGGCGACAAGATCTTCCGGGAGTTCTACGCCGCCGGGCTGGTCGAGGGCTGGAGCGGCTTGCTTCGCTATGACGAGCCGCGCGACATGCGGGGCATCGTCGAGGTGACGGGCCCGCACCAGAGCGGATACGAGTGCTGCAAAAAGGACTGACGCCATGCTCATGCTCAAACGCACTTTTCCCTGGATCGGCCGCAAGGATCTGCCGGCGCCGGCGGCCACGCCGGACACCTCGGCACAGGTCAACAATGAGCCACCCGATCGATCGAGCGAACAGGGGGCGCGCGCGACGCCCGAGAACCAGCTCAAGTACCTGTACCGCACGATGTGGGTGGACCCGGAGGTTCGCCAGGCGATTCTCGACGTGCGCGAGATGGACCGGGCCGACGGCCGCGTGAAGCGCATCCACTCGCGGATCGCGCGCGACGTGACGCGCGGCGGGCTGATCCTGCAGCAGGCCACGGAGAACAAGCGCTTGCAGGCGATGTGGCAGGAGTACGGACGGCGCCTGCAGCTCGACCGGCCGGAGAAACTGAAGAGCGACGCGCGCGGTCTGGTGATGGAAGGCAATCTGCCGCTGCAGTGGGTGCTCGATGGCGATTTCAACGTGGCGGCGTGCATCCGCATGCCCTCGGAAACGCTCCTGCCGAACGTCGACGGCGCCGGGCGGTTCAAGGACGTCTACCGCGCGTACAGCCAGCTCGAGGTGATGACCGGGCGCGAGATCGCCGTCTTTCCGCTCTGGCAGCTCTTTCTCGCCCGGTTCGACCCGGACAACTTCGACGACATGGGCGCGATGGGCCGCCCGTTCCTCGACAGCAGTCGCGCGACGTGGAGGAAGCTGCGCATGACCGAAGAGGACCTCGTGATCCGCCGGCGCGTGCGCGCGCCGCTGCGCCTGCACCACGTCCTCAAAGGGGCGCCGCCGGGTGAGCTCGAGGCCTACGAGGCCAAGGTCATGCAGAAGCAGCAGGAGATCACCACCGACACGTTCTCGAACAAGGAAGGCTCGGTGCAGGCGGTGCAGGGCGACGCGAACCTGGACCACATGAAGGACATCGTGCACCTGCTCGACACGTTCTTCTCCGGGAGCCCGCTGCCCAAGGCGCTGGCCGGCTACACCGCCGACCTCAACCGCGACATCCTGGAGGACCTCAAGCGCGACTACTACGACGAGATCGACGATATCCAGGACACCGTGTCGTTTGCCTACGAGCGGGGCTTTCGGCTGCACCTGCTCCTGAAGGGCATCAACCCGGACAACGAGGATTTCTGCATCGACTTCGCCGAGCGCCGCACCGAGACGCCGAACCAGACCGCCGATCGCGCGCTCAAGATGCGCGCCCTGGGACTGCCGGCCGGCATGGTGTGGGAGGAGATGGGCTATAACCCGGCGAAGGTGCAGGAGCGGCTCAAGTGGGAGGCCGAGAACTACGATCCGTACCCGGGCATGGGAGACGGTGCCGAGGATCCCGCCACCCCGAAGGTGACGATCACGCCGAACAACGCCCCCAAGGGCGAGAGCGCGACCTCGATCAAGAACAAGTAGATGAGCGCCGGCAAGAACGCCCTGGCTCGCGGTGGATAAGCAGGCACTCCATGCGGCGATCCGCCGCGCGAGCCTGGAGGCGCACAAAGCCGTCGAGAAGCTCGACGCCGCCACGCTGGCCGACCTGCAGCGCATCTACAAGGCCGCGGCTGCGGACCTCGCGGCGCTCATCGCAGCGCGCGCCGGCAGCGATGGCAACGTCGCCCTGCAGGAGCTGCGAAGCCTGCTCGACCAGCTCAACGGGATCCTGCTCGACCTCGCCGGCAAGCGCGACGCGCTGCTGGGCGCCACGCTGGCCACCGGCGCGGAGCTCGGCGTAGCACCGTTCACCGCGGCCGAGGCTGGCGCGATCGCGGTGATCTCCGTCGGCGTTGGGGCGGCGATCGCGCAGGAAGCGGTGAAGGGCGTGCGCAATGCAGTCGCGACCGACGGCCTGCAGCTCTCCGACCGGATCTGGAGGACCGACCGCCAGGCGCGGGACCTGGTCATGAACACGGTCGAGCGCGCGGTGATCCAGGGCTACGGCGCGAGCCAGGCCGCGCTCGAGCTGCTCACGAAAGGCGAAAAAATCCCCGGCGGCTTGTTTGCCAAGCGCGACCAGGCCAACGCCGGCGCGATCGGGCGCCTGGTCAACGATGCGCTTCTGAAAGACGAAGGCTCGCCGCTCACCAACGCGATGCGCCTCATGCGCACCGAGCTCAACCGCGCGCACGGCGAGGCGTACATGGCCGCCGGCGAGAGCACGCCGGGATTCGCCGGGTGGCGCTACCTGCTCTCGCCCGCGCATCCGAAGCCCGACATCTGCGACCTCCTTTCGACGCAGAACCTGCACGGCCTGGGTGCGGGCGTCTACCCGACGCGCGCGAAGACGCCATGGCCCGCGCACCCCAACACGCTCAGCTTCGTGGTGATCGTGTTCGAGGACGAGGTGACCGACGCAGACCGCGCCGGCAAGGAGACCGCGCTCGAGGCGCTGAAGCGGCTGACGCCAGAGCAGCAGAAGGGAGCGCTCGGGGCGGGGAAGAAGGAGATCTTCGACGAGGGCAAGCTTACCCAGGGGATGATTCGAACCCCGCTCCGTAGCGTGAAAAGAGGTTGAGGTTTACAGCGGCTGAACCTTCCAGGCACTTGTCGGCCCGAAAGAGGCTTTGCAATGTGGACAAGCCTCGGCGGCCAACGGGATCTCCTTCGAGCAGTTGGGACAGCGCCCTTGCGGACCAACTTCTACAATCGTCGGTGGACTCTCGACGAACTTGGCCTTACTGACCGGGCCAACGTCCCGCCCGCAAAACCGGCAAACAATTGCCTCCAGCTTGATTTTTTCGGCACAGAACGGACATTTCCTTACGTCTGCAAAGCCCGGTTCCACCGCGGCCTCTGGAGCGCTCTTCTTGCCCCCCAGCCCAATGAAGATCGAGCCGGCGACGAACAGGCCGATGCCCGCGAACACGGCATATTCCTGATCGCGCATGAGGCCGATGTTGTGCACTCGCCGGTCGCCCGAGGTAGGAACGGTCGTATCGATGCCGCATGCCCCCATGAAGCACACAAGAGAAAGAACCCACAAAAGTGCCCCGAACGCTCGCATCGCCCACCTCCCCGTACCGGCTTGGTTAGTCACCTGAGCACTCTAGCCAAAGATCCGGATTTGACACGGGCAGCCGCGCGGCCGTAATCTGGCGTCCTCTCGAAAGTGTAAAGCGGTCAGTCGCCCCGTCAGCCAGCGGCTTTTTTCTTTTGTGCTTCACGATCGACGGCCGGGGTTGAGACAGGGCATACAACACCCCGCAAGGGGAAAACCCTGACGCGGGTTCTTTACTCCCGAGAGTGCGCCCGGCCACCCCCGCATAAATGGGGTGGCCTCTCTGAAAGTAAAGGAGGCCTCTCATGGCTCGTTCCACCTCAAGCGCATCCGCGCACACCACCTCAAGCACCACCCCACCCCCGCCCGACTTCGAAGGCGTTATCCAGGCAAGCCACCTCGTCACGCATGCGCAAACCGCGCTGCGCACGCTCTTGGACCTGCTCACCGCCGCCAACGAAGCGCCGAAGCAAGAACGCATCGAGCCGGCGGGCATCGCCAAGCTGATGCGGGGCATCGAAACGGACCTCGAAGGCGCTGCCGACGAGCTCTCGGCCTTCGCGCTGAGGGTGAACTGATGGCGGCCCGGAATCGCGGCCACAAGCTCACCATCGAAATCCAAGCCGAGCACGCACCCGGCGAACCCCCGCGGCTCGAAGTCGTGAGCCCGCTCCCCGAGGGCGTGCCCGACCCGGAGCGGTTCGCGCGCGACTTCGTGCGTATCTTCCAGAGCGAAATCCGCGAGAGGTTCGGCATCCCGAATAAGTAGCCGGCCTCACGCACCACCCGAAACCCCGCTCAGCGGGGTTTCGCTTTTCCGGGTGACACGAACCGCCCTAGATTCGTCTTTGCCCGATCCGGATCATCCCCATCTACGGCTGCGCCTTTCGCGGCCACTCGACACGGGAGTCCAGAGATGAAAAGCAAGCTCTACCTCATGCTGGCGTCGGTCTGGACGGCGCTCTCGTTCGGGCAGGCAACGAAGGCGAACTCGGTCCCGGTCACGATGGCGAGCGACCAGCCGGCCATCAAGACGCGCGAGGTCGGCGAGTTCGAGCACGTCGCCGCGAGCCAGACCAACAACGCGCTCGGCGCGACCGGCGCGGTGGGCGACTACATCAAGCGCCTGATCATGGTCCCGGCGAGCCTCAACCCCGGCGCGGTGACGATGAAGGACGGCACGAGCGGCACAAGCCGCACGCTCTTCGCGGGCGGGACGGCCTCGATCAACGAGCTGCGGCCGATCGTCGTCGATATCGATGCGGTCAGCCTGGCGGCCGGCGGCTGGTTGGTCACCACCGGCGCCGACGTGAGCGTCCTCGCGGTGGGCGACTTCACGTAATGCATAAACAGAGGCTGCTGGCGGTTGCGGTGGCTGGGGCGCTCGGCGCTCCGGCCATCGCTGCCGGCAGCCGGCACCTCATGCTCGAAGGCGAGCTCCCGGAGGGGGTTCGCCGCTTCATCACGCAGCTGCCGGAGACGCTCACCCTGGATGGGGACGAGCCGGAGGCCTGGGTGACCATCACCAAGTGCGGGTCCTTCCAGGATGCGTTCTACGGTGATTTCGAAATCACCAAGACCATGCTCGCCGAGATGGTCAGGAATTTCGATGCACGAACCTACGGCCAGGACGTCTTCCTGGACGTGTCGCACCGGCCCTCGGACGGGGCTGCCGGAAAGTTCTTGAAGCTCGCCATCGAGGCAGGCAGGCTGCGCGGCCTGGTGAAGTTCACGCCCTATGGCGTGGACGCCCATCGCAACCGCGGCTTTTGTTATCTCTCAGCCGAGTACTGCGAGAACTGGAAAGACAACGAAAAGGGCGACAAGCACGGCGCGCTGCTGTGCGGCGCGGGCCTGACTATTCGCCCGCGATTGAAAGGGCTGGACCCGTTCCAGCTGGCCGAGCCGGATGGCTCGCCGCCGACCCTCGTACACCCCGACCTCCAAATCATCCTATTGCAGGAGCACGCCATGAAGTGGTCCGAACTCATCAAGAAACTCACCGAAAACCTCAAAGCGCTGAAGCTGGCCGAGCCGGTCGTCGCCAGCCTCGCCGCGGCGGCCGAGAAGTCGCTCGGCGCGATCACCGACGAAGCGGTCGCCAAGACGATCCTCGCCTCCTTCGAGGCCTCGGGCAAGCAGCTCGCCGAGTCGATCGGCGCGAACGTCGTCACGCTCGCGATCAACGTCCCGGAGATCCGCGCGGGCCTCTCGGCCGACGAGGTGAGGAAGCTGCTCGCCGAGACCGCCACCGAGAACGCCAACAAGGCGAAGAAGCTCACCGAGGACCTGGGCGCCAAGAGGAAGATCCTCACCGACGCGATCGGCGCGGTGGCGGCGTTTAGCGACACGGTGAAGAAAGAGTTGGCGGAGGCGGTGATCGACCTCGTCAGCGTCGACATGACCGACGAGCAGGTGAAAAAGCTCGCGGACGTGCAGATCGGCTCGGGCAACCGCCTGGCGGCCGCCCGGCAACTCGCCGGCATGGGCTACCACGTCGAGGGCTCCCCGCGCATCACGGTGGACAGCTCGAACGAGGTGCTCGCGCTGCAGGCCGAGTTCGACAAGCGCCTGGACCGGATCCCCTCGGACCGGCGCTACAAGCTCTCGGACGGCGTGAAGCTCAGCGCCAACGAGCCGTTCGTCAAGATGGCCCTGGCCAAGTTCGACGCCGAAAACGGCCACCGCCTGCACGAAGAGCATCGCCGCTTCAAGCTGCTCGCCTCGGGCGACACGCTGGTGTCTGACGTCGCGATCCCCGTGAGCTTCGAGCGGAACGTCCTTCGCGAGACGCTCTTCCAGATGACGGGCCTCGCGCTGTGCGACGTGGGCACCGCGCAGTTCGCCGCGGTGACGCAGTTGCCCTACAGCTACCGCGACACCGGCGCGGCCGGCGTGTCGAGCGTGCGCACGTACGAAGGCGGCGCTGTCGCGCGCGCCGCGGTGAAGCAGGCGCTCGAGGAAATGCGCCCGCTGCCGCAGAAGCTCGCCTTCGAAGTCACCGACGAGCTGCGGTACCTGGCCGCCAACGGGCAGATCAGCTTCGACATCTTGGCCGAGAGCTCGCTCAACGCGACGCGCATCATCGGCGAGGACGGCGAGCAGCTGATCTACAACGAGCACCTCAACGCGGCCGACCAGTACGCGAAGACCGACGTGACGACCGAGGACCTCGAGCTGCAGGCCGACGACACGAAAAAGGTGTTCATCCTCGCGGGCTTCCCGGTATTGCGCCCGAAGACCATCAAGGACCTGCAGGGCTCGACGGTGGGCTCGGTGCTGTACCCGGTGACGGTGACCTACGACAGCGTCGCGCGCGCGGCCTACAACGGCATCGGCGGGATGGCCAACGGCATCTACTACGTGCTCGACCACAACCTGGGCGAGATCTACCTGGTCGACGAGGACGGCGTGATCCAGACCCCGGCCAACGCCACCGCGTACACGATCAGCTACAGCTACACGACCAACGTCTACAAGTGGGACCTGGACGAAAACGCCGACGAGACCGATGTCCACTGGGACAAGTTCCTCTACCGCTTCGGCACGCGCAAGACCGTGCTCGAAGACCGCCAGCACATGGCGAGCATGGCGATCATGTCCGGCGCGCTGCGCGACTCGATCAGCCAGGCCAAGCAGTTCGCGGCGAACTTCAAGCGGGAGGGCACCGATCTCGATTCGTCGGGCAACGTGGGGCGCATCAAGGACGTGCCGACCTGGCGCTCGTACGCGCCGGGCCTCTCCGCCGGTGACCGCCGCATCGTGATGGGCGAGCGCCGCACGACGCGCTGGAGGATGTGCAAGGCCTGGACGATGGGCGCGCTGCAGGACCAGAAGAACTCCGACGGGCGGTTCATCGGCAAGAAAGAGGCCTACGGCGACCAGTTCGTGATCGTGCACACGCCGACGCTGTTGAAATCCGCGCTCACCTCGATCGTGCTCTACAGCGTGTCGGCCAGGGTGGCGCGCGCAGCTCCGTAATTATTCGGCGACCAGAGCAGGCGACTTTCGCCACGAACGGCCCGCGCCCCGGATACGGAGGCGCGGGCCTTCGGCTTAACGCAAGGACCCCGTCACAAGGAAACCCGATGCAAGAGCGCAACATCCCAGTCCACAACCCCGGGCCCAACGTGATGTACGTCGGCTCGGCGATGATCGCCGCCGGCGACACCCGGCATTTTTTCCTGCACGAGGTGCCGCGCCACCTGCGGCCGGACGCGCCCGTGGCGGTGGCGCCCAAGCCGGCGGGCGACGAGGTCGACCAGCTGTTGGCCAAGCCGCTGCCCGAGCTGCGTAATGCGCTTCCGGGCATGAGCAAGGAGCAGCTCAATGCGCTCGGCCAGCGCGAGTTCGACAAAGGCCCCGGCGCGCGCCGTGACGGCGTGCTGACCGCGATCGAGAAGGCGATGTTCGCGCAGCTCGATGCCGAGCGTGAGGCCCGCGAGAAGGCCGAGCAGGAGGCCGCAGCAGCGCGCCAGGCCGCGGCCGATGCCCAAGCCCAGGCCGCCTCCGCGGAGCTCGCCCGGCGCCAGGCGGAGGACCAGGCGAACGGCGCGGCCGCGATCGCCGCGCTCAAGGCGAAGAACGTGAAGGAGATCGCCGCGGCCCTCCCGGGCTTGAGCGACACCGATCTCAGCGCGCTCGAGACGTTAGAGAAGGCCGACGCGTTCGCCCGCAAGACCGTGCTCGAGGCGCTCGAGGCCGAGATGCTGAAGCGCGCCGGGGGCGAGGGCTAGCCCAGCCATGCCCGGAACCCTGTCCGAGGCGGATCTCGTCGTCGACCTGAAGGCGTCGCTGCAGGACGCGGCCTTGGTCTTCACGGCCGCGTCGGATGCCGACTTCAAGCGCCACCTGGCCACCGCGGCCCGCGCCTTCGGCAAGAAGCGCAGCCGCACGCTGCTGGGCACGCTCGCGCTGGTGGCCGCCCAGGCCGATTACGCCGCGCCGGCGAGCTTCCTGGCCTTCAAGTCGCACCTGTGGGGGGTGACCCCGATCGCCAAGTGCCAGCCGTGGGAAACGAACTGGCCAGGGCGGCTGCCGGATGCGCGCTACGTCGAGACCGCCGAGGGCAGCATGCTCACCCTGGAGCCGGCGCCGACGTCGTTCCAGATCTCGGTGATCGGCAACGAGTTCCGCTACTACTACTTCGCCGGCCACGTGATCGGCCAGGCCGCTTCGGGCACCACGATCCTGCCCGGTGAGCGCGGCGTGCTGATCCTGCGCGCGCAGGCCGAGGCGATGCGCGAGATGGCCATGAGGAACATCGCCAAGCCCGTGCAGATGCGCGAAGGGATGATGAGCCAGGCAAGGAACGGCACGGCCGCGGCGCTCTACGAGAAGCTCATCGATGAGTTCAACGCGGCGGAGGTGACCTGATGGACATCAAGGTCACGATCGACGACGCAAGAGCGCAGGCGGCGATCGCGAAGTCGCCCGGCGTGGTCGAACGCCACGCGGACGCCCGCCTGGGTGTGGTCGCTGCGAAGGTGGCGCGCGACGCGAAGCTCGGCGTCAGTTCCGCGTTCTCGAACCTCGCCAACTCGATCCAGCACCGGCGCCTGGCGATGCTGCGCTGGCAGGTGAGCACTGGCAACGGCGACCCGGCAATGAGACATGCCCGAGCAGTCGAAGAGGGCACAGGGCCGGCTGTGGGCCGCAAGGCTTACATGCCGAACCCGATGAATCTGTACGCCTACGTGAAGCTGCGCGCGGGCATCGGCCTCACCGGCAAGCCCGGCAGCCCCAAGCGCCTGGACCCGGTGCGCGAGATCCGCGACCGCGCCTGGGCGCTGGCCCGCTGGATCAAGGCGCACGGCACGAAACCCCACCCCTACATGAAGCCCGCGGTCGAGAAACACCGCCCCGGCGCGCGCGACCAGGTTGCCATGGGCGTGGCGGCCGGCCTCAAGGAGGTCTTCGGGGCATGAGCGAGCTCAGCGACCGCATGGACGCGCTGGTGGCCGCGATGGCCGCCCGGCAGCCGTTGCGCGTCGTGACCAGGAGCTATCTCGACCGGGCGCTGCGGCCGGCCGCCGAGCTCACCGCGGGCGTCTTCACCCTCCTTTCAATGGGCGAGCACGGGTTGACGAACGCGCCGCAGTACAACGCGATGGACGGCACGCAGCGCGTGGTCGTGATCGGCGAGTTCCGGCTCGCGGAGACGGCGGAGGGCAAGGCCATCGAAGATGCCGAGTTCACGATGCTGGACGAGGTGAAGGGCCTGTGCCGCAACCTGCCCGCGGCCCTTTGCATGTTCAACCTGCAGAGCTGGCAGCAAAGCGGGCAGATGGAGCACCCCGAGGGCTGGATCAGCTGCAGCCTGGAGTACGTGCCGTGACGCGCCGAGGCCGCATCGTGTTGAGGATCCTCCTGGTGTTGCTCGTGATCGCGCTGGCGGCCGCGGGCTACGGCCTCTGGTGGATCGCCGACTTGATCGGGAGCACGTCGAAATGACGCTGATCGAAGGATGGAAGGCCAAGTGGCACAAGCTCTGGAGCATTCGCTTCGCGCTGCTCACGGCGCTGTTCGGGATCCTCGAGCAAGTCCTGCCGGCGCTCACCGGCGTCGTCCCCCCGCACGTGTTCGCAATCCTGTCGATCGTTACCGCGATCGGCAGCGCGGTCTCACGCGTCGTCCAGCAGAAGACGCTGCCATGAACGCGCCGACGAAGACGCTCACCTGGCTTACGCTCGTCGCGGTGCTGTGCGGCGCCATCGGCCTCTTCATGCCGATGGCCGGCCATGCGGTGCCCATGCTTGGCGCGATCGTTCCGGCCGTCGGGTTCCAATCGAAGAAGACGGCCACGTGGTGCCTCATCGCAGTCGGATGCGTCTCTGGCTTCGAAGGCCTGCGCACGGCCGCGTATGCCGACCCGGTCGGGATCCCGACCATCTGCTTCGGCGAAACGCAGGGCGTAAAGCTCGGCCAGGTCGCAACCGTCGACGAGTGCAAGGCCATGCTGGCCAGCTCGCTCGAAAAGGCGAACGCCTCGGTGAACGTGTGCACGAAGGTGCCGCTCTCCGACACGCGGCGCGCCGCGCTCGTCTCGTTTACCTACAACGTCGGCGGCAGCGCGTATTGCACCTCCACGCTGGTGAAGAAGATGAACGCCGGCGACACAGTGGGCGCGTGCAACGAGCTGCTGCGCTGGACGAAGGCGACCAAGGCTGGCGTGCGCGTCGAGCTGCCGGGCCTGGTGAAGCGCCGGCAGACCGAGCGCACGATGTGCATGCAGGGAGTGATGTGAGCGCTCTGGCCATCCGCTGGCTCGTGATCGCCGTCGTCGCCGCCGCCGCGATGGGCTGGGCCTACATGCAGGGCATCGAGCGCGAATCCGATCGGCGCGACGCCGTCGAGCTCAAGCGCGTGGCGGACGAGGGCAAGGCCTACGCGAAGTACCTTAAGAAAGGGCGCGAAGCCGTCGCGGACAACCAACGATTGCGCTCGCTGAACCGCAAGTACTACCGAACCCTCCTGGAGAACATCGCCAATGCCGATCCTTCAACGCTCACCGAAGGCTGCCCATCCGCCGAGCCTGCTCGCCCGTTTGTTCCCAGCACTGTGGTGCTGTTCAGCGGCCGTTTTGTCGAGCTGTACAACGATGCCTGGCGAGGGGCCGGCACGCTCGTGCCCGCCGATCCCGCAGGAACTCCTAGAGCCGCCGGCGGAACCGCAGCCGCTGGTGCCGAAGAGATCCTCGCCCACACCGCCGCAGAAACCGAGTCCTGCGGCGCCGACCGGAAGCGGTACGCCCGCCTGATCAAGCTGCTTTCCGCGCCGCCCTGGAGCCCGTGATGGAACTCTCATCTCGTGACGACAAGCCGATGAAATGGCGCGTCGACCGCTCGATCAA